AGATAGTGGTAGAATAGTAAGGTCATAAAAATGAACTGAAAACTCTTTGCTATGATATTCTTTGTGCGTGGAGGTCATTATGCACAATTTAATTTCTTACAATCAACTTGCTGGGTGGAAAAAAATAGGTAATACGCTAGATGAGTTTATAGACCAGCACGAAATTATGAATTCTTATTTTGAATGTCTAACTGAATGTGATGAAGATACGCAGAGTTGTAGAAGAATATGTAGAAAACTCTTGACCACATAGACCAGTTTAAAGTCTGTCCACTACCTCCTTGACTTGTCCCCAAGGAGGTTTTATAGTAGGTGCATAGACATCCAAAGAAATGACCTACAAAGCAAAACTCAAAGTACAGTTTGACACTGAATGGACTCCTAGTTATGGTGGATCTGGGATGTATGATGATGAAACTCTTCCAGAAGAGCATTATACCTTTGAGATTCCTTGTGAAGACATTAACACCATTCAACTTTTTCGTTTCTTTGGTACTGTTGCCCGCACGATGGGACATAATGAAATCGGTATTATGAAAGGTGCTTGTTCACTTGCATTTAATGATATGCGTAGTGAAGAAGATATGCGTAAGATTTCGGAAGAGTTTGAACTGATGATGGCAGAGGATTATTCTAAAGAACTCCGTAGGTTGGAAGATGAGATTTATGATTTGAAAGCAAAACTGTCACGCTGTCAGCAACCTGATAATCCTCAATATACTGATGAAGAGATGTCAGCGATGACATACCAAGAATGGAATGGTGTTGTTCCTGGGTCTCCTGAAGCAGTTGAAAAAGGTTGTAAGTGCCCTGTAATGGATAATGAAGAAATGCCCGAAGAACGCAAATGGGTGAATGCTGATTGCCCTATTCACGGTAAAGTAAAATGAGTATTATTAACTTTAAGCATCGTGAAGATTTCGGGCACGAATGGTATGTTCAGGTTCTTAATGTAAAGAATTGGAGTTTACTTCAGGCATCTGTGAGTTGGAATGATTTCCCATCTTGGCCTTATTCGCAAGTCACATTTGGTTCTAATGGTTTCTTTTCTATTTTATTTTGGTGTTACAAATTTGGTTTTGATATTGATTTGCTTTCAAGAACTTGGAAGTGGGATTATCTTGACTTTGATTGTGATTGTGGAGAAAACTGATGAACTACCAAGAGTTCCTACAAACTCCACACACCTTTATGAATGATGTAGTTGAAATCATCACAATCAAAAAGAAATGGGGTTTAGCACTTACAAGAGAAGAAAAGATGCTTCAAAGGCATATTCGCACTCTTACCTTACGGAGTTCTTATGAGGCACGGAAATAATGAAAGTTTATGATTACCGAATTGTAGAAGACCTTAATTTAAAAACTTTGAAACCTTATTTTTTTATTCAATGTTATAATATTAAAGACCAAAAATATTTCCTCTACTCAGATGCTACATTCCAAACACTTCAAGAAGCACAAGAAGCAATACGACTACTGAGAAAATACAATGAACCTGTGTATCATTATGTGGAGTGATTTATGACGCTTGAAGAAATCCTTGAAGAATACGGACAGGAAGTATTAGACACCTACTACGAACTCTTTCCTGATAAAGACATTACAAAGTTTGGTGATAGGTTCTGTGGCCCTGTTGGTGAATATGCAGACTTTGTGTTAGACTGCTACTATTCAACTGGTAGTGATGAATTAGAGTCTATTGAAGACTTTGAAAACGGAGTCTTTCAAGAGTATTACTACTACGACCAAAACACTTCAACTGGATTTGTATTTTATAATGAACGATGATATGCCTTGGGTGATTGGACTGTCTGATGAAGAAGTGCAAGAACTTCGTAAAAACAAACAAGAACTCACAGAATACGGAAAGGAGAAAATCCGAGAACGTATGAATGATGGTAAGTTGAAGTTTTATGATAAAGGAAAAGAAACTCTCACAATTGATGATAGTTCTTGGGGAAAGGTTCAAACTCCAGAAATGAAACTAGAGGTCAAAGAAATGACTCACGAAGAAATGCTTTCTGTTGCCGCACAACGAGAAGAAGAAAACAAAGCACTGGAAGCACTTGATAATCTTATGGAAGAAAATCAAGAAGGAATGATCCAATTAGCAGAAATTGAAAAAGACGAATGGGAACGACAACAAAAAAGTAATCGTATTCTTGAGAGATATAATCAGTTTTACAATACGGAAGTTTCTGGTCTCACTTGGGGTACACATATCACGCCAGAGTTTCAACAAGCAATGGCATTAGAGTGTATGTTGGATGCGTTGAGATGTGAAAATCTCAATCACGAATTCAGTGAAGTTTCTACTGATGATATTAACGCATTGATTGAAGGATTATATAAGCAGGGTAAAGATTATCTTCAAAGGGTCGAAGAATTTAAAGATAGTGATGATGGTGTAGTATGAGTCGCTTTGTGAAGAATCCAGACGAAATCGTGCTGGAAAATGTGAAGATGGTTCACTTTGAAACGATGGAAGAAGGCCGTGCAGTATGGTTGGGGATCTATATGAATGATGGTAAAATGTATCATATGAACATCGGTGGCGAGAATCTTTATGTCAACTATTCTTATGAAGGTAATGACCCTAACATTACTGAATGGGCAAAACTGAAATGACACAAGACGATAAACAATTTCTAAAAGAGTTTCTGCGTGGTGGTGCCACTATTGGTATTGTTGTGGGAGGATTCATTCTATTGGTTAGTCTACTTTGGCAATCAGAAAATCCACCAGTTGAATCACAGTCCACTAAAGTCATTGGCACCTACAAAGAATGTGATATAATACAGTGGCACTATGGTCCACTTGCTGAATACAAGTATTTCTTATACTGTCCAAATGAACGAAAAGTCTAAAATCTACTATAATGTCTGGTGCTGTGCATATCAACGCAGAGGATTATACAAAGGCACAGATAGAGAACACAGAGAGCACGAAACTGTGCGTATGTGTCTTGACATGAAAGACGCAAAGTGGTATGTTTTTGATTCAGAAAAACCGCATTATCTCTAATGACTTGGGCAGAATACATCATCACTTACCTTATTCCTTCTTGGTTTCAAACCTTTAAAGGAAACTTCCGCATCTGGTATGACTTGGTGACTGGAAACTATAAGGATTATGCTCTGATGTGGTATGATGACCCATATGAAGAGTGTTATGAATGGTTCTGGGGGTCACTGTGTTATGATGATACTCTAGATAAAGGTTTTCTTGAACACATAAGAAAACTTGCACAACAAGTAGAGAATGGTGAAGTCAAAACTTACACACTTGAAGAAGTTATGCAAGAGTTGAGGAAAGACGATGGGAATGTTTGACTATCTGCGTTCTTCCTATGATCTTGGAGAACAATTCACAAATGTAGAATTGCATACTAAAGACATTGAAGATGGGATAGGAGGCACAATGTCTCACTATTGGTTAGACCCTCATGGATATTTGTATTATATTGACTATTCACACACTGCAGACTTTGTAGAACTCAAAAAAGGTGATGAAGGATATGATTCTATACATCTGTGGTGTAACTTTAAGTGGATTCCTAATGGTAATCACGGAAAAATTAGTCCATGTATGATTACCAAATATGTTGAAGTCTATCCTCCAACTTGGGACGGGAAATGGGAAGATTGGCCTCGTTGTAAAATCCACTTTAAGTATGGTAGACTAATGGACTATGAGTTTGGGGCATAATGATTTCAACTGAACTATTTCCTTATGAGAATCATCCATATCGTCTAGAGTTTGGTGAAAAGAAAAATCCTACAGTCTGCTTCTTTTCCTGTGAAGAACACTTGCAAAAATACCTAGAAAGGTATAAACTGGATAGTAAGACCACAAAGATTGATTATCGTGATGGAAAACCCACTGACACCAGTGAAAAACGTAAGAGAAGTGTGGAACAAAAACCTAAACCAAAAAGTAAAGGAAGTTCTAGTACAAGTAAAGGACGAACCTCCCGCGTGGATTCCACTTCCAACACTACTCGCACTACAAAACGCAAAAAATGATTAATGTTGAACAAATCAATGAAAACGAATTCACTATCTCCTGGGACGAAACTTCTCCTACTGAAAGTATTCTCAACACCTGGACTGAAGAAGACTTCATCAAAGTCATTATGGAACATCTTCAAAAACTGAATAATGATGAATGATAAAACTAAACTCATTCTTGCTTTAATGCAGATTGATAACCTTACAAAACTATTGGAAGGTAATGAGTATCAGCACTTTCTAAACAGCAAACTAATTTCTGCGAGAATTGAATTACAAAGGCAATTGAATCATTATGAGTAAACAGTTTTATGACGACGATGCTTTCTATGTGGAGCAAAAAAGTTGGGGAACTTGGCAATCACATTATCCAGATGGTAAAGGTATTATTACCTCACTTACTGAAGAAGAATGTGTTAGAGCAACTCGTTGGTATTTGAAAGCAAAGCAAGAAGGTGAGTTTGACAAATCACCTGAAAAGAGTTATTCTGGAGAAGTTGGAGGAAAACTATGACTATTCGCAATTTTGTAGATAAAAATGGAAACTCTTGGGAGTGGGAAGAAACTGCAGAGACTGTAAAAGCAGTTCAAGAACTTGCAAAGTTTGCTGGTAATTATTCTGGTCCTTTGTATGCACCACATCCTGACCTGAACAATGAAAATGCGTCTAACACCTAATCAACAGTTCTGGGCAAACATCTTTTGTTGTGCTGTAGAAAGGTCTAACATTTACTTTAATGAAAAAGACCTTGATAGGCACGCACGAGAGCATACAACTGTCGTATTAGCGTTACAAAAAGGAGAAAAATTTTGGAGAGAATTGCTATGAGCGACACAGATCCTACAAGTCCTTGGTACGAATTTGTTTCTTTTTGTAGATGCTGTGAAAGTTTAGGTGTTCCTATTCGCCTTCAATCTTTTATGCGCTATCAACAGTATCTTAAAGAAGTTGGTTTGGTATGATTAGAAAACTTATTGAATGGTTTTTTACTTCAACAGAAAAATTTGATGTTGGAGATGATGTGTATTCTAAACTGATTGAGTTGCAAGAACGTATTGAAGCACTTGAAGCAGAGAATGTAGAGAACAGTAATTGTTTCTATGAACTCTCTAATTCTATTGATGCAGTTGATGCACGCATAGATATTCTAACTCTTGAGAACTGGAACAAGAAAGATGTATGAACTAGACGATTTTGAAAAAGCATTAGCACACTTTGGTACAAGAGTTGATGTTATCATTGCAATGGAAATGGGAGGCAAATTAGATGCTGACTCTGCTTACAAGAATATTAAGATGGAACTCAAGGAACTCAAACGAATCCGAAAGTCCATCAAGAAAGACAAGGATTTGTGATAAGTGTGGAGTGGTGAAACCACTTGACAAAGACCACTATCAGGTGGTAAAGTATTTTCGAGATAGTTTCTCCTATTACTGTCACGACTGTTCTAAACCCAAACCAAGAAATGACTGATTACAAAAAGTATTCACTTGAAAATCTAGAAAATTGGCTTTATGATGCAATGTCTGCAGGTGAAGCAACACCACAAGAGATTTATGACACAATTGTTGGTGTAGTAAAGGATAATTATTATACCTACAAACAAAAAGCATCTGAAGCATATGAACTTCTTGGACTTCTGAATGATAACGGACAATCATATGAAGATGTGATGAAAGAAAGGCAATATTATGAACAATCTAATATAACTGAACAAGAACTTTCTCAATATAAAGATTCTTTGATTTGTGATAAAGATGACCCTTCACCTGAATGTCAAGGTGCTTGGAATGACTTTTGGGAGTCAAGTCATCAAGAATATTTGAAAACTAAAGTTGATGGTTATTCGGTAGATAATAAAGGTCATTCTGAATACTGGTATGAGTATAATAGAAATGATCCAAATCGAGAAAGTCCATTTAAGAAAGATAAAATTGTGAAGTGGCAACTTCCTGTTGAAGAATGTAAAGATGTTGATACTGATAAAACAGAATACTTTATCAGTTTCCCTGATGATTTGTTAGAAGCAGCAAATCTTAAAGAAGGTGATCAAATTGAATGGATTGATCGTGGTGATGGTAGTTTTGAACTTCGTAAAGTGAGTGTAGAGTAATGTTACTCCCACAGTTGGTAATGCACTGTTTAAATGGATTGTTAATGTCTACTGGAAATATATGCGTACTTGACCCACCAAACCCTTCTGTGATAAAATACTATGAACCCGGCAAATCCTGTTATGTTAATGGGATTTTTTACACTAAATGTGAGGACCGATTAAATGGCATTAAGCAAACAAACACTAGATCATCTTCTTGAAGCAGAATCTCATCTTCGTGCTGCAATTAAGTCAGCAGCTACAAATGAAAAACCTCTTGTAGTAAAACAACTATCTCAACTTCTTCTTGATATTGAACAATGCAAGAAGTTTGAGGAAATTATGGACTTACTTGACAATCGTAAACCTGGAAGTCGCGGATCATTTGGGTCTTTCTTCAATGATAACGATTAAGAATCGTAAAGCAATCCCGAAGAGATTGTTAAGTGTCTAGATAATTTATAAGGATATGCTAACATATCAGAGTATTCGGGAGCAAAATCATGACACTTCCTTCAAAAGGAAACGCAAATTTGACAGATGAAGAGTTTAAGGAGATGACCGCCCTCAAAAATGTGATCAATCAACGCCCCGCTGCTGTAGTGCCTGAAAAAATGGAAGAGTTCACAGAGTACCTTGTGCGTAGTTTGCGCGAAAAGGGTGGTTGAGATATATTGGGCCCCTGAAAGTGCTTCTATAGTGTAAGCACCACGATCAAATGTCAACGCGAGCACGAATCGGTCTTGAACTTAAAGATGGTCCTATTCTCTCTGTGTATCATCATTGGGACGGTTATGAGTCCTGGTTGGGTCGTATCCTAAAGACTCATTATAATTCTTATGAAAAGGCAGCAGAACTCATAGATGGTGGCGATATGTCTTCTTGCTGGACTGATTCTCGTTGGGATGATAGTGCTGTAAAAGGTGTTTATGGTCCCGAATATTACTCTCAACGTGGTGAAGATTGCCCCCCTCGCCTTGATGCTGACCTTTGTGAGTATCTGCTGCCTGGTAACAGCGAAGAGTATGCTTATGTATTCCGCAATGGTGAATGGGTGTGCTATAATATGCACCAGTTTGATGATAGCAAACTTCCTGAAATTGTTGAAATCCCCTCTGCTGCCCTTGCTGTATGATTAAGCGTTACGTCACTTACACTGCTCTTGGTTTCATCTTTATGCTTGGTTGGAATGTGTTTCTAATTCAACGTGATGATGCAATGTATAAAGCATACTATCGCCAGCAAGCAATTCAGCAAATGAAATGAGCATTGGATTTGCTATTGCAATCTACACTGCTCTGGTTGCATTTGTATCATCCACTGTGTTATATTACTTTAAGGTAATGTATCCACGCGAAGAACAACAACTTAAGGAGAAACTCAAATGATTCCGAAACGACTCCGCGATCTTATTAAACAAGCAGAAATGGACAAAGTAGCAGAAGAGTTCTGGAAAGAAGTTGAGCGTGAAGCAGCAAAACTTGAGGTTACAGTAGACTATTATCTCGCGGAGTTTTATTGACAAATTGCAATCTTAAACTTATACTAAAGGAGTAATTTTCAAACACAAATGGCACAAAAGTTTCTTTATATTGTTGACCACTACATTCCTTTTCCCTCCAGTGAATATGGTGGACTGTGGAATGTCATTGCAGAAAACGACAATGAATGTTTTGATTTGATTGCTGCAGAAGATGATGACAACTTCTATGAACAGCATTACACTGCTCTTCGTGAAAATGTGTTAAACGCAAGAACTTATGCCCTTGCAGAAGATGTAGAATCTGGCGTAGTTGAATCTTTCACAACCTGATGACTCACCACGTTGCTCACACCAATCAAATGGTGTCTGATTTGAAGAAACAGTATCAAGATCGCATTGAACAACTGCAAAGTAAAATTGCAGAACAAGAACACGAAATCTCACAACTGCAGAAACAAATTGAGTATATGTCGCGAGACAAGTTCTATGATTGCTGAATTTCCGCACCATCCACCAAAGGGATATTCTTATGAGTTTGAAGAGTTCAAGCGGGGAGTTATTGCTATATGGTTGCATTGCCATCGTAAGTTTGATTACAATAACGGTGCTTCAACGCGAACCATCTGGGGATTCTACAAGTCCAAGACCAGAGAATACTTCGCCCCAATCAATAGTAAAACCATCGGTGCTCGTGTAAACATCAGCGACACAAGAAACTATACTTCAATGCCTATTAAATACCAAGGAGTCGAAAAGTTCTTTGTATGACCTACGAACCTAAAATCAACGATTATGTCAAATGGACAAAAGGTGTTGAGGGATGGGTTTATTTTAAGGATAGTAGTTATATTACAATAGAAGTTGCAGTTCGACCAAAAGATGATATAAACTATCAGTGCTGCAGTTTACATCGAAACGAAAGAGTTTTGGTCTTGTGCTATAATGAACAATGGAAACAACTAGAATATGTAATGTCGCGTGAATCTGTTTATGAAGAAAAAAACTGCTTGGAGATGGTGGGCCAAAGCCTTGGGAGAAAAAGCAAGTAAATGTGATAAAGAGTCGGATAAGGTAGCACTTATCCGAACTTTTATTTTTGCGACGTATTTGATTACCAATGCCTTCATCGTTGCTGGTGTAATTCGTCACTGGAATGATGAGACTAAAGTAGAAGTATTTGTTGAATCTTCTAATATCCCAGAGTATCAAACTCCACCCATGAAAGTATCAAATAGATCCTTTGAGTTTGAATAAAATAAATAATCAAAAAGTGTCGATAAAATGAAAACGTTTCAGCAATTTATGGAACAAACTCCAGAAATGGAACCCAATTTCTATAGTAAGCAAGTTGCAATGCGTCAAGCAGCACAAAAGACTTCACAAATTAAGCATGTTCATCAGGAATTGGGTGGTGAAGCAAGAGCACAACAAGCAGCAAAGCGTGCAAGAATGAAAGCAATTCTGTCTCGTTGATTCAAACTGGGCCCTTGAAAGTGCATCAGTTATGTAAGCAACTCATCTGATTTATGGACTGCTTTGATGATCTCCAAATTGAAGAGTTTTCTTCCTTTGACTTTGTTGAAGAAATGAATGAAGATCTCTTTGAGGAAGAAGAAGATACTAAATCTTTCAATAAACTGATTAACTCTAACATTGATTTCTGATACAAATGACTGACACTGTAAATGTTCTGCCTCATCTGAACGAACTGAAAGAAGCGTATCGTCGTCAAGACTTTAAGTTTTCTTCTTCGCAATCTGAATCTTATCAACTTTTATTGACTGCAAGACGCGAACGTGTTAAGTGGTTTTATGAAACAGGCCGAGTTAGTAAGGGTCGTGCTAAAGAAGATTCATAAATAATGATGCTTAAGAGTCGCATCTTTAAGTAGAGAGGAGGCAGAAATGCCTCTTTTCTTGTATAAATATTATTGCGACTCTTCAAGACAAGAATGAATAACAACTTTTACACTTACGCTTATTTGCGTGAAGACGGTACTCCTTATTACATTGGTAAAGGAAGAAATAAAAGAATAAATGATAAGCAACACAATGTAAACCTACCACCAAAAGAAAGAAGGTTATTTCTAAAAAAGAATTTAACAGAGCAAGAAGCATTTAATCACGAAGTTTATATGATAGCATTATTTGGTCGTAAAGATATTGGTACTGGAATATTGCAAAATCATACAAATGGTGGAGAAGGAGGCAGCGGCGTTATGATGAAAGATGAGACAAAATTAAAAATAAGTGATAAATTGAAAGGAAAAGAAGTAAACAATAAAACAAGAAAAAAATTAAGTGATGCAATGAAAGGTAATAAAAATGGACAAGGTAATAAAGGAATAAAACACTCATTAAATTTTAGAGAAAACTTGCGTAATAAAAAAACAAAACCAATCAATGAAGTTACACCTCATGCACTTTATATGAGAGAGTATAGAAAAAAACAAAAAAATGATACAATCTAAATACTAGAAAGTTATTCTAAACATCCGATGATTACGTTCAGCGATTTTATGACTCTTTGCGAAGCAACTTACGATAAAGAAGTAATGTCTGGTTCGCAAATCCGCACGATGGGTGCAGGTGGTCGTATTTCTGCTGAACGTAAGAAATCGGAAGCAGAAAAAAGAAGAATGAAATCAGTCAAAGATCCCGAGACTGGTAAAGTTAAGAGAGTTCCTGCTGGATATAAAGAAAGAAAGGATATTGGAACTCAACGCCAAGCATCAACAAGAGTTCAGCAACCTGAAAAAGAAAGAGGTGCTGCTGATGTAAAAGCAAAAGCAGCTGCTGCCGCTAAAGAAGAAAGAAAGAGAGCAGCACTTGCTAGAATTGCTGCTAAAAAGAAAGGTGAAACTGTAACAGCAGAGAAACCAAAAGCAAAAGAAGCAGAGAAGAAAGCAACACAACTTCTCTCAAAGAAAGCACCAGCAAAGAAAGAAACTTCTGGTGATAAAGAAGATCATATGATCAAAGGTTCTCTACTTCCAAAGGGAGAAAAGAGACCTTACACTAGAGAAGAGAAAAAGAGAATTGTAAGAACTGGTAAGAGATTGCAGGCAGATCTTCAGAAGAAGAAAGAGAAACCAGCATCTGAATATCAATCCTCACTCACGCCTGGTAAGTAAACTGGGCCCTTGAAAGTGCGTCAGTAATATAAGACGACACACAACACAATGCTCTGGCAAGATCGCAACGGAACCTGGTACAGCACAGTTTCCCCTATTGATATGAAGATTGAACGAGCAATGATTGAAGCAAACGCTAACAAAGTCTGGGAAGAAAAAGAGCGTTCTGGTGATTGGTTGTTTGATGAAATGTTCGGTGGTTGATTAAACTCCACCAGCACCCTTTCCAAGCGTCAGGAAGGGTGCTATAATGCTTTTTAGATACCAAACCACCCGAAACTCTGTAATTCGTAATGATTCCTCATCTGATCAATCTTCGCCCTCATCAGGAACGTGGTGTTGCTGCTATGCAACAGCATGATAAAGGTCAAGTCATTGTTCCTACTGGTGGTGGCAAGACTCTGAAGATGATCTATGATTGTCTGCGTGAGTTGCAGTCTGAAACTCCCCAGACCATTGTTGTTGTTGCTCCTCGTATTCTCTTGGCAGAGCAACTCTCCAGCGAGTTCCTGGAGTTTATCACCAACGCAAAAGTATTCCACGTTCATAGTGGCGAAACTCACCACGAATCTTCTACTCGCCCTCGTGAGATTCGTCGCTGGGTTGATGCTAATGCTGACAGTCATCGCCTGATTGTAACCACCTACAACTCTCTGTCACGTCTGCAAGTGGCAGGAATTGATGTGGATACGATTTACTTTGACGAAGCCCATAATAGCGTTCAGCGTCACTTTTTCCCTGCGACTGAACACTTTGCTGCTAATGCACGTCGCTGCTATTTCTTCACTGCAACTAGGAAGACTTCGCTCACTCCTTCTAAACCTGGAATGAATGATCGTGATGTCTATGGTGACATTATCTGTCGCGTTTCTGCTCCTGAACTTGTTGATGGTGGATACATCATTGCTCCTAAAATTGTAGCAAAGAAGTTTGATGTTCTTGCACCGAAGCAGGTAACTGCAGAGTGTGATAGTAGTAATCTTATGGATACTCTGGAGGATATTGATTGCAAGAAAATCCTGGTCTGTGTTAAGTCTGCGAAGCAACTTATCAACCTGATGTCTCATACTGACTGTGCTGCCCAACTAAATCAGCGTGGTTATTCTTACCTCTATATCACCTCAAAAACTGGAGCGATTATTGATGGTAAGAAGGTGAATCGTGAGGTATTTTTTGATACACTCAATGCTTGGGGTCGTGATCCTAACAAGAAGTTTGTTTGCTTCCATCGCTCTATCTTGAGTGAAGGAATCAATGTGAGCGAACTAGAAGCTGTTGTATTTCTTCGCAATATGGATGTGATCGAAATGACTCAAACTATTGGTCGTGTTCTTCGCCTTGGTGGCAAAGAGAAGGTGTTCGGTCTCTGTGTTGTGCCTGTATATTCCAAAGTTGGAGTATCTACAGAGCGAGCACTTCAGCGAGTCGTTGATGCTGTGTTTGAGAAAGGTGAGATGGTTGATAGTGTAGTGCGGCGGTAAATAGAGTGTGGGCAGCAACAGTAAGTCTTGGCGGATTGGTTGCGTAAGTCCCACATTTATGCTATAAATACTAATAGTCACGCCAAGACTTACGATGAAAGAATACTACACCTACGCATATCTGCGTGAGGACGGAACACCTTACTACATTGGTAAGGGAAAAGATAAAAGAGCATATAGAGACCACAAAGGATATGTTTTTGTTCCTCCAGTAGATAGAGTTTTAATCCTCAAACATTTCGATAACGAAGAGGACGCATTTAAGCACGAAATCTATCTAATCAATGTATTGGGTAGAAAAGATTTAGGAACTGGTATTCTTTGGAACAGAACTAATGGTGGTGATGGAACTTCTGGAGCAACTCTCACGGAAACAACAAGGAGTAGAATGTCTCAAAGTAGAATGGGAAGTAAAAATCATTTCTACGGAAGAAAACATACTCAAGAAAGTATAGTCAAAATGAAGGAAAGTCTTAAAGGTAGAATACCGCCAAACAAGGGTAAATATGCACCAGAAGAAAGTGTATCACCTCACGCTCTTTATATGAGAGAATGGAGAAGAAAACAAGCAGAGAAGGGTCAACCTTACAGATGAGGCGGTGAGTCTCACTCAAGACTCAAGTGGCCATCAGGGGTCAGACCCTGATTTTTCTGCAATTTCACTGCAACCGACCTAGAACTCATCCAGCGCAACCAAATCACCAATTTTTCTCAAAATGAACCCCAAGAACTGGAAAGCATACTGCCAAACTACATTTAACTCAATGGCAGCAAATGTAGACAACTGGGGAGATCCTGATTTCTTTCGACCCATCACAAGATTGTACTACATTGGTGTGTTTGATTGTGGACAAGTCAATCACCTTGGCCTGATAAGTGAGACAGCAAAGGATAATCCTGTAGAGCGCACTCACGATCACTGTTTGTCGCCGCAATTCATCGGTCGAATGATTATGGATCATCCAGACAAATACCTGTCAGACTATGATGTATTTGAGAATCTATTCTGGTTGTCCTGCTCCACAATTACTGTTACAAAGGATGAGAATAGACGCTTAAGTATGCTGACAGAGAATAATGGAATCGACTACAAAGTTCATATTCCAACTCATCTCAAATATCAACATCTTGGCATCAAATTGTATCAAAAAAATGGTGCAACTTGGAAAACTGCTGTAGAATATGATGACAACATCATTCCTGCCCCATCTGATCTGCTTGAATATGAAAAGAGGTTCCTAGTATGAAAGAAGGATTTATTGTCGGTAAGGGTAACTATGCAGCCATTCCATATGGTAATCAACTGATGATCATTCACAACGGAGAGCAACTCAAAGTGTGTAGGACTGAAGCATCTGCAAGAAAGTTTATTGATGATCATAAGAAGGGCAAAAGTGTAGCACAACTGCCCGTCGATTGAAACTGGGCCCTTGAAAGTGCATCACTAATAGAACATTGGATTACATGTCTAACCTCAATCTAATCATTGATGCTTACAATGCTGAAGTTGAGGATCTTCCTCGCCTGCATAAAGAGGATGGTGGTGGTAAAGCAAGAAACGCATCTGGTGTAATCTTTGAGAACTTTATTCAGCGTATTTGTGCTGATAATAGTCTTGAAGCAAAGAAGAATGACTATAAGCGAACTGAAGAGATTGATGGTGTTTGCCTCAAGAATCTTCAAGTTGATAAGCACATCTATCGCGATGGTGCGATGGTAAAAGCAGTTGAATCCAAGTGCTATTTGGATGCTTGCTATCTCAAACGTGCTGTGCTAGACTTTATTGAATTGGACGCATCTCCTGATGTCCCTAATAATGTAGAGTATGCTATTCTTGCTGGTCAAGAGTGCGTATCGCAAGATTCTTTCAATTATTATTGTGCATATTTCAAGAAAATGACTGGTAAAGAGGTGAATGTCTTTATCGTCAATAAGCACAAAAAGCGTAACGCAACCCGTGCAATCTACATGGAAGAGTATAATACCGATTTCCAACTGGATATTCAAGAGGTCAATAAGTTTGTGGAGTGGTTGAAGAAATGATTGAGTTGTTCAATGATAACATGTTCAACGTTTTGGGGCAGATTGAACCCCAAAGCGTTGATTTATTGTTGACTGATTTCCCATACGGAACTCTGAATAAGAGGAATGAATGGGATACTATCATTGATTACCCTACATTTTGGGATCATATTGATCGCATCTGTAAGCCAAATTGTGCCATTATCTCCACAGCAGCACAACCATTTACAAGTGTTTTGATTTCTTCAAACTATCGTGATTTCAGATATACGATGGTATGGGAAAAGTCAAAGGCAACTGGTTATCTAAATGCCAAAAAGCAACCGCTTCGTGCTCATGAAGATATTGTGGTGTTCTATAAGAAACAACCAACATACAATCCACAAATGACACAAGGAACACCTTATGAT